AGTTTCCTTCAAAGCGCCAGGCTATCATCGGTTCTGTCTTCAAGGGCATTGATATCAGTGAGATCAAGATCAATCAGCGTACGGCAAAGGAACGTCAGAAGTTTTCTGAGAAGTATGAGTCAATTGACGGCGGCAACCGTAAGCGTGCCCTCCGCGACTTCTTCCGTAACAAGTTTACGGTAAACGGTTATCATAATCAAGAAATTGGCACGAAGTTCTTCCGTGACCTTACGGACGAAGAGAAGGAAATTTTCTTTAACTTCAGGATGCGTCTTGTTGTTTACAAGGAACTTACTCCTGTTCAGAAGGCTACGATTTGGGAAACGACCAATAACAGCACTCCTGTAAATCACCAGGAAAAGCTTAACGGTATGGGTGATACTCCTGCCGCGAATCTTGTGCGTCAACTTGCTCGTTCTATTCGCAGCCTTGGAACTTCGTGTCATCCTTTGTTTGAGATTAAGTATTCAAATGATGGTAAGATCATCGGCGAATGCTTGACGTTTGATCCTGTTCGTCTTACCTATGATCGTCTTGTTGCCCGTGTTGTTACCATGATCCATCAGGGTGAACAGCCTGGCGTTTGCGATGACAATACGATTGAAGACCTGTACTATGATGAAGGTATTGATCAGGAAAAGGCTAAGGTCTTTGAGAAGAAGGCGCGTGAGTGCCTCGACTTCATCAAGGCTATGGCTGAAGAAAAGAAGTCTCTTCGCAAGTCTAAGCTGACCGAAGATGAGTTCATCATCCTTATGCGTCTGTATTTCACGTACAAGTCTCGCTGGAAGAAGTTTGAAATCAAGGACTATTCTGAGTGGTTTGATCGTTTCAATACAGCTTTCTCTCAGTTCCATAAGAAGAATCCTTCTGCCTATGGAGCTGAAATGATCCGTACCTACGACAAGAATTCGGTCGAAAAGAAGATGCGTTGCGTGATGTTCATGGACAATCTTCGTAAGGGCGATCTTCGTCGCTGGGAAGATAGTGTTGCTTGGATCGAAAAGCACTATCTGACGCCCGATGAGTTGATTGAATACGGAATTGTCGTTGTTCGTGATACTCGTCGTTCCTTCTCACGGAAAGATCGTGAGATGCAGCTTGCAAAGCAGCGCGGCAAGTGCTATATTGATAGCAAGCCTCTGTCTATGGACGATGCGGAAGCAGCGCATATTGTTTCCTATGCAGACGGCGGCAAGACTGATCCTCAGAACATGGTAATGATTCGTTCTATTCATAATCGCAATATGGGCACAATGAATGTCAATGACTACAAGATCATGTGGATGAACAATAGGGAAGCAGCTTGACCGATCTATTCAAAGACATTATACCTTCTATCCAGCAGACTAAGAAGGTAGTTATTGCCGCTGAGAACGAACGGGATTATGTCCCGTTCGTTGTTAACCGTTCCATATCTTTTCATCTGGATATGTTAATGGCAGCCAATCAAATGAACATGTTGCCCATGGCAGACAATCTTCTACAATATCAGTATTTGCTAAATACTGTAAGAGCCTATAAGCGCCCATTCCAGAAATGGCAGAAGCGTGAGACTGTAGAGAATTTGGATGCTGTGAAAGAGTATTATAACTACTCCAACGAAAAGGCTAAAGATGCCTTGTCCATCTTGTCTAATGCTCAGATCGAACAGATCAAAAAGAATTTAAATAAAGGTGGTTTGAATGTTAGACATAAACGAATTAGTGGAGGTAACGCTACCAAATCCTGACAACTTTTTAAAGGTACGCGAGACACTTTCTCGTATCGGTGTGGCCTCAAAGAAAGATAAGACACTGTATCAGTCATGTCATATCTTACACAAACAGGGCAAATATTACATAATTCATTTTAAGCAATTATTCTTATTGGACGGGAAGCAGTCAGACTTCACTGAAGATGACCGCGCCCGTCTTAATACTATCGCTAATCTGCTTTGCGAATGGGAACTAGTAAACTTAGTCGATGAGCAGAAATCCAGTGATCCTGTTGCTCCATTGTCTCAGATAAAGATCATTTCTCACAAAGAGAAACATGAATGGAATCTAGTAGCTAAATATACTATAGGCAAGAAGCGCAAGGAAGAATGATCAATGGCACAGTTCCGTAAAGATACGCACAAGTATTTACCACAAGAGACTACGCTTTTTGAAACTGTGATGTTGGCGGATCAATACGGCAATCTTGTCGGCGCTGCTAATCCCTCTGGCATGGCAGTTGATGCTTTCGGTAGAGCCAGAATGTCAACTCCTTTGACGCTCTTCGACTCATCTCATAGATATAGAGATAATGGTCTTTGGGTTCAAGCTAATAATACAAACACGACAGTTACGTTCTCTCCTAGTGAAGGTCTAATAAATCTAAGCGTCAGCACAGCAGCTAACGACCAAATTATTCGTGAGACAACTAAGGTATTCTCATATCAGCCAGGCAAATCATTACAGGTTCTTAATACATTTGTAATGGCAAATGCTCAGACAAATCTCATACAGCGCGTCGGATACTATGGCGCAAATAACGGCATCTATCTAGAACAGGCTAATGGCAGCATCTATCTTGTAGAAAGAACATCATCTTCTGGATCAATGACAGAAAATAGAGTTGCACAGGCTGATTGGAACATTGATACATTGCTTGGCGCAGTTGATAGTAGTCCTTCACAGAAAACTCTAGACTTGTCTAAAGCACAAATTCTTTTTACAGACATTGAATGGTTAGGTCTTGGCACTGTTCGTTGCGGATTTGTAATTGATGGTCAATTAATTCACTGTCATTCTTTCCATCATGCTAATCGCATTTCTACCACATACATGACTACTGCATCTCTACCTTTGAGATATGAAATTAATAATGTTGGTCCGACTGGCAATTCAAGCACACTAAAACAGGTATGTTCTACTGTCATCTCAGAGGGCGGTTATGAACTTAGGGGATTCCAACAATCTATTGGCACAGCTATAAAAACACCTAGAAACTTGCCTACTTCTGGCGTAGATTATGCTGTTGCAACATTGCGATTGAAAGATGCTAGAAAAGATGCTATAGTTATTCTTACTGCGCTATCGGTAATGGGTATCGGAAATAATGGCAAGTTTTTATGGAAAGTCATCCGTAACGGAACATTGTCTAACACCACATTCACTTCGGCTGGTACAGATTCGTCTGTTGAATATAATACGGTAGCAAACAATGTTGTAACTGGCGGAATCACAATGGCTCAAGGATATTTTTCATCAGATACCCAGAGTTCCGTACCAACCGATATTCTAAAAGAAGCACTATTTAAGTTCCAGTTAGAAAGAGATTCTTTGAGCGGCACAGCTGGTTATCCTTTAACTCTTGCAGTCGCAGGAGGAACTGATAACTTAGACGTTCATGGATCAATGGACTGGGAAGAAATTTCTAGATAATGACAATGGAGTATATTATGAATAGATTAGGATTTTTTAAGACGCATCCAAAAGTTTTACTGCCGAAGTTCTCAACAAAGCAGTCTGCCTGTTTTGATGTTGCGGCACAGTTTGCTGGCAAGTATCAGTACAAAGGCTATAACGCACAGAACAAAGAATTTACCAGACAGTTTCATAACAACGGCACTCAGATTTGCATTAATCCTGGTGATCGCATTATGGTACCGACTGGATACATTCTAGATATTCCTGCTGGCTATTCTGTTCGTGTTCATCCTCGATCAGGCACATCGCTGAAGCAAGGTCTTATTCTCATCAACGGCGAAGGCATTATTGACTCAGATTACACCGATGAACTCTATTTGCTAATGTTCAATGCATCAGACAACAAGTACATGATCAATGATGGCGATAGAATCGCTCAAGGCGAATTGACTAAGTTAGAAGAATATGTTATTTGGGAATCTTTGGCAAGACCTCTCAGAAAGTCAGATCGAATTGGTGGAATGGGTTCTACTGGCGTATCGCAAGATAGTGTCATAACATATGGTTCGACACCGACAGTTATTCCTGCGACTATTCCTACAGCGCCAATTTCTACATTTTCTCCGAAATTGGAAGTTCTATCTGAAGACACAAAAGAAGAGATTAAGAGAGGTCGCGGAAGACCAAAGGGTGCGCCAAATAAACCAAAAATAAATGTCATAGCCTCTTGACATTTTAACTGAGAAGTATTATATATACTGATGTGGGATGAGAGTCCCACATTCTCTTTGCCTAATGGAAAGAGATGTTAAAAAACAACTTGCTTAATAGGAGTTAAACATGAACAAGTCCCTAGATCCATTTTCCTTTTCTACTTTTCCCAAGCAATTCAACACCACTGTAGGCTTTGAACCCATGCTAAAAAAGTTCAATGAACTTGCAGAATCTATGTCTAAGATTCCAACTTATCCTCCATACAACATCAAGAAGATTGATGAGAACAAGTATGTGATTGAGATGGCCGTTGCTGGTTTTGGCAAGCAAGACCTTGAACTTGAATTGCAAGACGGCACTCTTACTGTAAAGGGCAACATCACAGCAGATGACAGTGAATATCTTTACAAGGGTATTGCCGAACGTGCCTTTACTCGTCAGTTCACTTTGGCCGATACTGTCGAAATCAAGAATGCAGACCTCATCAATGGTATGCTAAAGATTTGGCTTGAGCGTTTTATTCCAGAAGAAAAGAAGCCAAAGAAGATCAACATCGGCGAAACACCAGACACTCATAATGGCGAAGCAACGAAGCAGTTTCTATCCGAAAAGTACGGCGACAAGTAATGGTCGCATACTTAAAGAAACTGTTCTCTCGTCGCAGTGAACAAGACCGAATGTATAACTATCTAAGTCAGGCTACGGACCGTGTACATCTTGAACATCTTCAGCGCGAATGGGATCGTATGTCTCACAGCAAGAGGAGCAACTGGTAATGGTACCGTATACTGATGAAGAAGCAGACTGGCTATCTGGCCAGTAACACTAGATACTGAGGGAGAATGAACTCCCTCAGTTTTATTATGGAGAAAGTGCATGAATAATAAGGTTATGATTACCCTTGCTGTTACACTCTTTGCTTTTGGAGTTGGTACAGCATATGCTGCCCGCGATACTATTCGTATCGTTGGTTCATCTACAGTTTATCCTTTCACAACAGCAGTGGCAGAAGTTTTCGGCAAGTCTTCAGGCGGTAAGACGCCTGTTGTCGAATCTACTGGCACTGGCGGCGGCATCAAGCTATTCTGCGCGGGCACGGGCAATGATACTCCTGACGCCGTGAACGCATCTCGACCAATGAAGGAAACAGAACTTAAGACATGTAATGATAATGGTGTTACAGTAACCGAAGTCAAGATTGGTTATGATGCTATTGTCCTCGCTATGTCAAAGGATCATGAAGATATGAACCTGACGAAGGATGATATCTATCGCGCATTGGCCAAGTTTGTTATCGTTGATGGCAAGTTTGTAGAAAATCCATACAAGACATGGAAAGATGTAAACGCCGCACTTCCTGATGGCAAGATTGAAGTTCTTGGTCCACCGCCAACTTCAGGCACACGCGATTCTTTTGTTGAACTTGTGATGGAAAAGGCATGTAAGGAAGCTATCAAGTCAAACAATCTTACTGTCACAGAAGATGAAGAAAAGTCTATGTGTAAGTCCATGCGTGAAGATGGTGCGTTCATCGAAGCTGGTGAAAACGATACACTAATTATTCAGAAGCTACAGGGCAATCCAAATGCTCTTGGTATCTTCGGCTTTTCATTCCTTGAAGAAAGCCAGAACATTGTAAAGGGTGCTACAGTTGATGGTATTGCTCCTGAATATGATGCAATCAAGACTGGTAAATATCCTGTTTCTCGTCCTTTGTTTGTGTATTTCAAGAACGAACACTTTGATGTAATTCCAAATCTTCGTGAGTTCATGGAAGAATATCAGAGTGAAAGAGCAATCGGTGAAGAAGGTTACTTGACCGAGAAGGGTCTTATTTCTCTACAATGATTTGACAACACTGGAGAGATGCTATATAATAGTGTCTCTCTTTTCATTATGGATATAACATGAAACTCATCATTGAAAAATCTGTAGTCGTTATCACACCTACAATCGGTTCCGATAAACTCGCGGATGCCATCGCTTCTGTTCAAAATCAAACTTACGGAAATGTACAACATCTTCTTGTATTGGATGGCTATCAATATTTACACAAAGCGCCACACGTTGATAGAGATAATCTAAAGATGATTACGTTGCCCTGGAATACAGGCGCAAATGGTTTCAATGGTCAGCGCATCTATGCTTCTATTCCACATCTTGTCAATGCCGACTATATCTTTTTCCTTGATGAAGACAATTGGTATGAACCTAATCATGTTCGTACACTTGTTGAAACGATTGAGCAGCAGAATCTAGACTGGGCATTTTCTCTTCGCAAGATTTTCTCTCCAGATAAGCAGTATCTTGCAGATGATAACTGTGAAAGTCTAGGCAAATGGCCGATATTCTTCACGCATGATAATCCTCAGTATCTCGTAGATACCTCTGCATTTGCTTTCAAGCGCGAGTTCATAAAGGCTACATGTCATCTCTGGCATTCAGGTGCATGGGGAGAAGATCGTCGGTATCTATATTCTGTGACAAATAAATCAAAATGGAATACAAGTGGCAATCATACTCTTTGTTATCGCGTAGATGGCAATCCAAAATCTGTCAATGGCGATTTCTTTATTGAAGGCAACAAACAACAACTTAACTATTATAAAGGACAGTTACCATGGCTCAAGATTTAATTATCGGTTCAATTTCAAACTATACATATGATCAGATTGAACCTTGGGTCAACTCTATTGACAAGTCAGGATTTTCTGGCATAAAAGCCATTATTGCTTATAACTGCAAAGCTGATGTGATTGAAAAGTTGCAAGAGAAGAACTTTACCATCTTTGCTTTTGAGAAAGACGATAATGGCGATTACGTCTACACCAGAGAAAATTTTAGTATCGTTGTAGAACGTTTTGCTCACATGTGGTATTTTATAAGTCAGTTGGAAAATGAGATTGATCACATCATTGCAACAGATGTTCGTGATGTTGTCTTTCAAACAAATCCGTCAGACTATATTGATGATCTTGTTGTATCTGGTAAATCAGAAATTATTGTTGCATCTGAAAACTTCTTGTATAAAGATGAGCCGTGGAATGTCAACAATATGAATTGTGCATTTGGTCCATCTGTTTATCAGAAAGTTATGGACAGACCAATCTACTGTGCGGGTGTCATCGCTGGCCGTAAAGATGTCGTACTTGATCTTTTCTTGAGCATCTTTATGCTGTGCAGAGGAACATCTGCGATGACACCAGGCGGTGGTGGTCCAGATCAAGCGGCACTGAATGTCTTGCTATCAACTTATGCGTGGAATGCCATAACCAAGTATGAAACTCCAGAAACATCTTGGTGCTGTCATCTTGGAACAACAATGTCTGCCATTAAGTCTGGCGCAGGAGAAATCGGTCAGCATTATCTGCGAGATCCATCAACATTAGACAAGTTCAGAAGTGTTGCTTTGTATGATGATGATGTTGTCATAAACGATGAAGATGTTGTTTGCAACAAAAACAACGAACCGTATTGTATCATTCACCAATATGATCGTATAAATGGACTAAAAGATAAGATTGAGAGGAAGTATAGATAATGAGATTTGTGGCATTAATTACAGGTATAACAGGACAAGACGGTTCTTATTTGGCCGAACTTTTGTTAGAAAAGGGATATGAAGTACATGGTATCATTAGACGTTCTTCTTCTATTAATACTGACCGTATTGACCATATTTATCCTCGCATTACCCTTCATTACGGAGATTTGACAGACGGCTCTTCTCTTATTCGTCTGATTCAAGAAATAAAGCCAACTGAGATTTATAATCTTGGCGCTCAGTCTCATGTAAAGGTATCATTTGAGATTCCTGAATACACAGGTCAGGTCGACGCACTTGGTACTTTGCGTGTGCTTGAAGCCGTGCGTTTGCTTGGCATGGAAAAGGATGTTCGTATCTATCAGGCTTCAACGTCTGAACTTTATGGTCTTGTTCAAGAAACTCCTCAGTCTGAAACAACTCCATTCTATCCTCGCTCACCATATGGTGTTGCAAAGATGTATGGTTTCTGGATAGTAAAGAACTATCGTGAAGCATATAACATGCATTGCTCTTCTGGCATTCTCTTCAATCACGAAAGCCCTCGCCGTGGTGAAACATTCGTGACAAGAAAGATTGTGCAAGGACTTTCTCGCATCAGTATGGGTGGTCAGAAGGTGCTTGAACTTGGCAATCTAAACGCAAAGCGAGATTGGGGTCATGCTAAGGATTTCGTTGAAGCTATGTGGCTTATGCTACAAGAGCCAGAACCAGATGACTATGTGATTGCTACTGGTGAACAATATTCAGTTCGTCAGTTTGTTGATGCTGCCGCTCCTTACTTTGGTATGCGTATCAAGTGGGAAGGCGAAGGACTTAATGAAGTTGGTATTGATCAGACAGGCGAAGTTCGTGTTCGTGTGAATGAACGTTACTTCCGTCCTGCTGAGGTTGAAACGCTACTTGGCAATTCTGAGAAAGCTAAGAAGAAGCTCGGTTGGCGCCCAAAATTTACATTTGAAAAGCTTGTAGAGGATATGTGTATCAATGGACAGTAATAGTGGCATCTATATTGCAGGACATAACGGACTTGTAGGTTCTGCACTCATTCGTCAGTTGCAGGCGCAAGGTTACAATAATATTATTACACCGAAGCGTCATCTTGACCTTCGTAATCAAGAAGCTGTTCATCGTTTCTTTGAACTAAATGAACCCGAATACGTGTTTCTTGCTGCTGCAAAGGTTGGTGGTATTGGCTTTAACAAGTCTTATCCTGCCGACTTCATGTATGATAATCTCATGATTCAAACGAATGTCATCAACGCTTGTTACGAATATGGTGTAACAAAGCTAATGTTTTTAGGCACAGCATGTATCTATCCGAAACATGCACCTGTGCCGATCAAAGAAGAATACTTGATGACTGGCCCGCTAGAAGAGACTAACATTGGTTATGCTCTAGCGAAGATTGCTGGTCTTACCATGTGCCAGAAGTATACTGAGCAATATGGTATGCAAACTGTTTCCGTCATGCCAAATAATCTCTATGGCATTTTTGATAACTTTAGACTGAATGAGTGCCATGTAATCCCTGCATTCATCAATCGATTTATCGACGCGAAAGAAAAGGGTTTGTCCCGTGTAGTATGCTTTGGTGATGGCACGCCTACGCGAGAGTTTCTTTTTGCCGATGATTTGGCTGACGGACTAATATTCCTAATGAATAACTATAATGATTCAAAGCCAATCAACATCGGTCCAAATCGTGAAGTGTCTATTCGTTATTTGTCAGAGTTGATTGCCAATCTAGTTGGATATAATGGAGAAATCATCTGGGACACTGCACAACCAAATGGTACACCGCGGCGCGCACTAGATACTAGCAAGATGGATGCTCTCGGTTGGAAAGCTAAGACTTCTCTTGAAGATGGATTGAAGATTACTATTGATTGGTTTATGGAAAATAGAGGTAAATATGACCGAGTATGATTGGCCGTTAATGAAGGATACACTGACTTGGTGTGATCGTTGGAAGTTGGCCAAGTTTGTGATGACTTCTGACAAATTTACTCAAGGTAAGAAAGTCGAGGAGTTTGAGCAGGCTTGGTCTGAATGGCTTGATGTAAAACATTCTTTGTTTGTAACATCTGGTAGCACAGCAAACTTTTTGCTACTTGATGCCGTGAAAGAACTATACTTCAAGAATAAGAAGAAGATAAAGGTTCTCGTACCCGCGTGTACATGGGTAACGAATATCAATCCTATCATGCAGCTTGGTATGGAACCAATCTTCTGTGATATTAATCTAGATGATTATAGCTTTGACTTAGAAAATGCAGATGCTATCGCAAAGAAGCACAAGATTGATATTGTGTTTACGACACATCTTCTGGGTCTTCCTGCTCTCACATTTCCTCTCAGAAACATATTTCCAAAAGCAATCATGTTAGAAGATGTTTGCGAGAGTCATGGTGCAAAAGACATATTTGGACATAGAGTTGGTTCAAAGTCTAGTGGTTCTACATTCAGCTTCTACTTTGGCCATCACATGTCTACAGTTGAAGGCGGCATGGTTTGTACCAACAATACTGAATTATACAATCTTATGCGTATGAAGCGTTCACATGGCATGTCGCGTGTATCAATGAAGCCTGAGGAATTTGCTGCAAAACATCCTGATATTGATCCGCAGTTTTTGTTTGTAACT